AATATTCTTTTGTTTCGTATTGATTGAACAAATGATTGTAATTGATAGTCACGAACTTCAATTGATGCCGGTAAATTTAATGTTTTAATGAACTCTACTGCCTCAATTAAAGAAAAGTTTTCTGTAGAATTAATTTTAGAATCTACATCTACAGAGTAATTTCTTTCGTTGCAAAATTTTTGAATGTAAGGAGTTAGACCATGGTAAATAGTAAACGATCTAAGATCGGCTAGACGTATTTTACCATCCCATAATCTATTTTTATAGGCAGGAACAAATTGATAACCTGGAACGAAGAAAGTAAAGTAGTCTGATAATTCTTGAGCTAGACTTTTTTCACATTCAAATTTTATAAACGTTTCATCAAGTTTATGTAATGTTAAATCAGACACCTTGTATAAATTTTTCCCAATCAATAAATGATTTTAATTCCCAAGCACGATTATTAAGTTCTTTAAGTATTGCTTGGCATACATCAACTATTTCTTCATGCACTAATTTAGATGCAAGAAATTTATTTACATCTTCATCTGCTTCCATATATGTAGACAACTCGGCTTTGATGACATATGGAAATGGTTCCCATCCACGTTTTTGTAATTCATCATCATCTAATTTACCTGTATAATATTCCCACTTAAGCTTTTTCATTTTATTATATTTGAACTCAGCTTCTTTGGCAAGCATACGATGCTTACTCAGTATGTTTAAATACTTACTGTGTAATTTTGGAATATCTATGAGTGCTTTGCCAGGTTCAGTACGGTCAATATTGGCATCTTTAGCCCACATGTTCAAAAGTTCATCAAGTTTTTCCATGAATAAAAAATCTCCTTGTATGGAGATCATACACTATTTAAAATAGTTTTTCAACATTATAATAGGCAAATCTGAATGTAGCATCGGCAGTAATAATAGTGTCAGGACTATCTGATGTTGCCACTACGAAAGAAGAAAGTGAAACAGGAAATAAATCTATAAATTTAAATTTATAATACGGTGTATTCGCAGAAGATAAGAGTGTTAAAGAGCCTTCTGAAAATTGTGGTCTATCTGAGTTAGCATACCGAGTAAAATTATTTAAGTTATTTAAATTTTGGTATTCTTCAAACTCAGTAGGAAAAGTCATAGCACGAAGCCAATCATGTACTTCTAACCATGCTTTAAGTTCTTCATCAACATAAAAGGTCACATTCATAACATCATAAATTAATTTTTCTCCAGGTGAATACAAATCTACAAATGGATTGTTTCTAGGTATTTCGCCTGTTGATATACCTGGAACACTTACAGATTGGCAAAAGTATTGCACATTAGGTACCCGTGCAAAGTTTAATTGAAACTTATGTGGATGTAAAAAATTAGGGTTAGATGGGTTTCTTTTAAGTGCGGTCATAAGGTCTTTTTAATATGCAAACCAATATCAATAATTGTTTCTTTTTGTATCATATCAACAATTTTATTGGTAAGATTTATTTCTTGTTGAATAAATGCCATCTTTAATTGAAGTTCTTTTAATTGATGATTGTAGAACTCCAACTCTTTCAATTTTCTGGCACGAATGTCCAGTAAATCAGACATTAAAAGTATTTCACTCATGTGTATATTTAGGCGTAAAAAAAGAGGCACCTTTCGATGCCTCTTTTAAGTAGTCCCTTTTTATAATTCTTATTATAGGACTTATTAAGATTACATTAAGTTTGCAATCTTGAACGCACGGTAGTACAGGTTGCTCTTAGCATTAATAACGCCGAGACCTTGTGTAGCACCTTCTGCGAATGGGTTAGCAACCAGACCATAACGGGTCTTAAAGCCAATTTTTGGTTGGAAGTTGTTTGTGTCAACTGCACGAACCATTTGCAGAGGAACGTATGGGCAGTAGAACAGACCTGCGTCATATGCGTTAGAACCTTTGTAACCAAGAACAGCAAACTCAGCTGTCGAATTGGCAGCAAAATACGGATCAATATAAACCTTGATGCGACCAAACAGGGTACCAGCAAATGTGTTACCTGTATCGTCAACGGTCAGGCTAACTTGACCAGCGAGAGCAGATTGATAGTCTAACAGACCAGCCATTGCGAGAGCAGATGCAACGTCAGACGAACAAATCATGACGTTACCTTTACCTCTACGAGTCGTTTTGGCAATAACGTTTGCTTCACGCTCGAGTTGGAAGGCCAGACCTTTGATTTTTTCAACCATCCAACGGCCGTTAGAATCGGTGTCGAGGTCAAAAGTACCTGCTGTAGTGGTACCAACTTGAGCACCAACTTTAGCAGATGTATAGATTGTGCGAATAACTTCACGGTTGATTTCAGCAAGAATTTCTGTGGACAGAATGTTTGCTAATTCTGTTTCAGCATCCAGACCATGAACTGCTTTCAGGTCTTGTGCCAGTTCCATAGAGTACTCAGCCTTCAGAGCACGGGACTTAGCAGTAACAGAAACTTTCTCAATGCTAAATGCCATTTCGTTGAATGTCAGATCTTCAGCAACTGAAGTGGCCATTGCAGCACCAGTTGTCATTGCCGATGAAAATACGTTTTGGTTACCAAGAGCTGTGTTAGCAGCAAGAGAAATAGCCGACTGCTCTGCTTTTGTACCAGAGAAGCCTGTGTTGGCTTCGTTGTAGAAAGCTTCAACAGCACCAGCAGCAACGTTTTGTGCTGCATAGGTAGAACGCATTGCGAAAATTAAACCTGTTGGGCCAGTCATTGGCTGAACGCCACACAGATCATAAGCGATCAGGTTTGGCAGCGAACGGCGAACCAAGCTAATCAGGATCGGATCAAAACCGGCAACTGGACCACTAGCAGCCGAACCACCCGAGAAACCTGTACCACCAAGAGAGTTAAGCGGTGCTGTTTCTTGCAGAATGGCACCAGATTTTTGCATCTCTTGAGCTTGGTTCTCAAGAATAACGGCTGTAACAGCCTTACGATATGGGTCTTTAATCGATGGCAGATCTGGGTGATCTAACACACCTTCCCATTTTTTCTGTAGATCTTCGGACAAATACATTTAAATCTCCTTAGTTATTAAATTTTTGTTTTCGAAATTGCTTGAGATACTGCGGCAACAAATGGGTCAGCAATGACTTTTTTCTCGCCTTCAACATCTTCAATCTTCTCGTTTAACTGTGACTCATCGGCTTTCTTTACACCAGATGGGAAATAATTCTCACGGATTGTTTCAAGTTTTTCTTTGTATTCTTCCTCTGTGGAGAATTCAACACTCTCTGCGAGTGATTTGATTTTTTCAACTTGAGTTTCTGTAAGACCTTCACACACACTACGAGTAATTTCAACTTTACGTGATTCGATTAATTGTTTATTTAAATCAACACCACGCTCAATTTCTTCGTTCAGTTTGCTTTCAAGTTCTTCAACTTTACCAGCAAGCTCATCGACTAGATCAACTTTTTCGGCAGGAACATCAATGTAATGCTCTGCAAACAGGTTGCGGAGACCAGCGATAAATTCTTCGGTGATTTCAGCACGCAGTCCTGATTCGATGGCGATTTCATTTTCGTCCATCCATTGTTCAACAACATAGTTGAGGTAGTCATCAATTTTTTCGGTAAGATCTTGTTGAATAGACTCAACAGCTTCTTCCAATTGTTTTGCATAGTCAGCCTCAATCTTTTCAGCAATCTGATTAACACGATCAGTTACACGAGCTTCAAAAATTGTAGCGACTTTTGATTTGAATTCTTCTGAGATAGTAGAATCGTCAGCAAACATGGCAGTAATATCTTCTGACAGATCAAGAGTTTCATCTTGTTCTTCAGCAATAACTTCTTCGCCTTTTGCTTCTTCAGATTCTTCTTTTTTCATCTTCAGTTGAGTATCTGGTGATGCGTCAGATGGCTTTGTGGTAGGAGCAGTAGCGCTCTTTGCACCTTTAGTCGCATCAATCTTATGCGAATCGTCATCTGGTTTAGCATTCTGTGGAGTAGGACCGCCCAAATCTTGGACTTCTCCGCCTAGTTTTTCTGGTGGCATAGCTGCGGCTTTACCTTTAGATCCAGACAGGATCTCGGCAGCTGCTTCCATGAGTTTTGATGTTGCCATTAGGAATCTCCTTATGATTTCTTATTTATAAAAATTAAAGTTTTCGAAGGTAATTTTCAAACAATTTAAGCGCAACTTCTTCTATCTGTTGTTTAGATGCTCTCTTAATCTCTTTTTTTGCACGGTCAAAATCTGCTTCTACAAATTGACCTTCAACAAACATCCACTCTTTATTCTCCATAATACCGTTCACAAAAGCACCTGGTGCTGATGGATCGGCAACAATGTCTGCGGCAGTTGCAAGCTTTAAATCATCTTGTACTAGATTATAACCTTCTTTTGTTTGAATGACAGAACCCAAAGCTCTTGAAGAAACACCAATACTTACATCGTTGTCGATAAAGTTTTTAACGATTTGACCATAAGGTGTTTCAAGTATAAGAGCTTTACCGTAGAATGTACTTCCATCTTCTACGAGTGATACAATCTTGTGAGATACACGCTCAAGGTTAATTGTAGGTGTATCTGGATGTCCTAGTTCACCAAGAGCACGATTCGTCTTGATATATTCTTCGTTATAACGGTCAACTTCACCACGCAAGGTGTCCATTTTGTACATACGATTATTTCTATTTACGGTATCTCCAACAAGGAAAGTACCTTCGATGTACAAATGTTTTTTGCCGTTTTCTGATTCTTCTGTGAGATACTTTACGTTCTCAACTGTTTCTCTAATTAGTTTCATTTTACAGTTCCGTTAGTGCAGGTTCGTAAGTAGCTGTTTTAGATACAATCAACATAACTGTACCGTTTGTGCTAGAATTTGTTACGTAAATATTTGCTGTTGAAGTGTTGGCAATCGCCACATCATATTGTGCAAACGGCAAATCATTTGCACCAACAGAATCAAATACTAAAACACCACTTGCATTGTCACCTCGATAAACTTTTACAACACCATCGCCAGTAGAAACATAATGTGTAATTGCAGCGCCACTAATTACTTCTGTTGTAGTGTTTGTAGAAAGTTGTTGTAGAGTAATTAACTGACTGGTTTGGCCAGTAACTCTAATTACCGATTTACTTCTTTTACTATTAACAATTTCGTATGGCATTTTATCTTAGTCCCATTGATGTTCGCCTACGCATTGAAAGTTTTCTCTTTAACAATGAACGGCGAAGTTTAGCTCTTCTAGTTGTTTTCCATGAACGCTTTAGTAAGCGAGCCTTCCTTAATCTTGTTGTTGCAGATATACGAACTACACGATTACCTGCAATTCTATAACCTTTAATGCCTGAACGTCTACGATTCTTTTGAACTACAATACGCCCAGCTTTATTTCTTCTAATTCTACGGCGAATCTTTTGAATTCTACCTTGTTTAATTATGTTAGGGTTACTTGCTTCTTCTAACATATCTTCAACAACATAATTCTTTGCTTCTTTTAAACGCTGAGAAGCAATTTCATTTAATCTATTCATTAGATGTTGCTTAGCTTCATCTAATTTATTGGCAACTAATGCTTTTACAAAGTTCATTTTTTTGAATGTTTAAAAGCAAAATCGGAAGCTTTCATCAAATGTGCAGGTGATTTATGAACCATATCTGCAAACTTCTTTTTGTTATCATCATTCAAAGCATTATGTACTTGTGTAATAGCAGATGCTGTAAAGTGATCAACTTTTCTTGTTGAACCATCGGCAAATTTTACTCTTTGTGCCGATTTGCTTGAGACAATCTTATGTAGTTGATCCATTACTGCTTCTTGTATCGTTTCTTCTGCCTGTATCGGTGCATTAACACCTTCACCATAAGGTATACTGAAGTAACGATCTAATTTTTTATTGTAATATAAAGCAATTTTTGTACCATTTGGAAACAAACGAATTGCTTCACGTTTTAAAATGATTGTATAAGGAGGATCTTTATCTAATGCTTCCTCTATAACTTCATCTTCTTCTTTAATAGTTGCCAAATTAATACGATGTGCTCTAACTTTACGACCACTTGGCGTTACTTTGTAATCAGAAGAATCTACTACTGCTTCACCTGCTTCTTTTACAACCCTACGTGCTTGTTGGTAAATTTGTTTATTATTAACAATTGTATTTACCATTTTATTAAATAAACTTTGTACAATTTCTCTTTCTGCTTGAGTGAAAACAGGTTTATCTTCTTTCATTTTTTCTAATACGGCATGTATTCTTTGTATCTGTGCCTTATTGGCAAGACCAGCTCGTACTAGTGTATCAAACTTAGTGTAGTCTGTTTTTTCTTCCTCAACGATATGTACAAATTCATTTAATGTTTTCATTCAGATTGTTCTATAGCAGTTTCTTCTTGTGATTCTTGTTGTCCGTTAAAAACATTAGATGCCATTTCTTGTTTTTTTGACTGTAGTGCCTCTAAAGCTTTAGAAGAAATCATGTCGTTCAAAGTCTGCTTTGCTTCAGCAGCTTGACCGGTACTCACTTGACTAATAAATGATCTAATTTGTTCCACTTTTATCTCCTGTTATTTTCTATTTATGCCTAAGGAATACTTCTCTACCTCAGCATCAAGTTGCGGTGTTAGCGACTCCGTGGTGCCGTCCTCTTGAGTGTTGTCTTGGGGAGGAAATTCTGTTGCTGAAACCCCTTCTGTTTGGGGTTGGTTGGCACCGAGAACGGGGCCTTGTTGGGCTTCGGGGAGGTTTTCGCTTTCATCTTGTAGTTCCTTATCCATTTGTTTTATTTCTTCATCAGTAAATCT